AACATTCACAACTGGAAACCTGCTGGTGCTGGTGTGGCCGACAACTACCACGGCGTACAAGTGTAGCGCAGTACAGAATGGCGGCGTGGCGACCTATGGCATAGGTCATTCAGTAGCTACGGCGACTGGTATGACAATCACAGCGGGAATCAGCGTAGCCGCCATTACCGTAACCATCGACTACGATTGTTCGCAGTTCTAAGCGGAGACAACTGCTTCTTGGATTCGGCTTATGCTCAGTTGGTTCCGTAGAGGGCGGTGTTGGAGATTACGAATGAGAACTTGTCACTATCGTCAAATCGTTTGCACTTAGAGACCCGATTGAGCGCGTGGAGCGGCCAATCAATAACAGCATGGATGCCGCACCGGGCTGGGTCGCTGCACAGCGGCAGGTTACCTTGAGATAGAAGCCGGTCGCGCCTCTGGAATAGCAGTCAGTTTCGGTGAATTCGTCCGACATACCATCCACCTATCCTCTCCGCCTACTTAGACATCTGAAGGGAATCAATCAGTGATATTACCTGAGCCAAAAACCGATAACCACAGAGAGATAACTCTTCCAGAGGCTCAGAATTTCATTTCTCAGGGAGTATGGCAAGAAGACCCAGCAATGCGCTTGGTAATACAAGACGCAGAACGAGCCGAGTCTGAAATGAATCGGCGTTCTTGGATTTTGCAGTGGGAAAGCTCCAGAGACCTTTACAATAGCATTTATACGCCGAACTTCTGGCCGGGAACTCAGATGGAAGCGGCCTCCGTAAACTTCTTTACGGTTGCTACTGCGGTAAACGGAATCAATCCACAAATCCTCGCTGGGTTATTCTACGAAAACCCGCCATTCATTGCGCAGGAAAGAAGCGGAACCACCGCTCAGTGCGCGAGAGCAGTTTCCGCTCTACTGGGGTATCAACTAGAAGACATCAACTTCCGCGAAGAACTTCGCCTCGGTGGGATGAACTTTCTGCTCTTCGGAACCGCAATGTTTCAAGAAGGGTGGGAAAAATTTACCCGTGAGCGGAAGATTGTCAAACGGAAAAATCCGCCTGTTGTAATACCTTCAACAGTACCAGGAGCACCTGACACCAGAATCACGGACGACGAACTGGAAGTAGAGATAATCGAAGAAACCATCGACCGTCCTACGTTTGAGCACATCGTCAATCTACGGGAAATCCTTGTTGATCCCGGTCTAGAAGTTCCTGATATCCGCAAAGCAAAATATGTCATTCGCCGCCGGTACATGACTTGGGACGATCTGGATAAGCTGCGCGACCGCGAAGGCTACGATATTCCTTCCCGCGAAAAACTCCTCGAACTCTTCATGCCTCCGGTAGAGCCGGTAGAATCGAACCCGCAGCAAGACGGCGGACGTAATCCTCTGTACGACGCAAGAGCCGAAGCACCTTGGGAGACTACTACAGCCGACCCATTCCAGAAACCACTGGAAGTGCTGGAGCGGTGGGACAACAAAACCTACACCGTCGTTTTACAGAAGAAACTCGTTATCTACAACGACCGGAATATCTACGGCAAGATTCCGTTCCTCAGCATAGGCTGGTGGGATTGTCCGGGTTCGTTCTGGAGCTTGGGTTTAGGCCGCACGATTGGCACGGAACAGCGCGTTCAAACAGGCATAACCAACCTTGTTATGAACATCGCCAACCTGAAGCTGAACGCCCCGTTGGTTCGTGTTCGTGGCAAGTCGGTGCCTACTCAAAGTATTCGCATCGGTCCGAACAAGATGATCGAAGTGGACGCTCAAGGTGATCTCGCCCCGTTGAAGTTTGGCGACCCTGTAGTCGAAGCCGCCGAGTTATTCGGGCAGTCGATTGGTCGTGTCGCGGAAGTCTCGGGTAACAACTCGATTACTTCTCAAGGTCAAGCTGGGCAGAGTGGGCACAGTAATCTGGCTCGTTCGTCCGCCGGGGCGCAACTGCTTGGTCAAGGTGCTTCCAACGTAATTTCCGACTGCGTGGACAAACTAGCTAATCAGGTGATCGTGCCGTTTTTGTATGACATGCAAGAGATGAATGCTATGTTTCTTCCTCCTAGTCAATTGCGGTGGATACTCAGCGACGAGTTGCAACACGAGTATCTCACGCAGGGCGGCGACGAAATCGAGGTGCTCAACGCGAAGGTAAAGTTTGCTATCCTCGCCGGAAGCAAAATGGCTACTCGTAGAAACGCCACGCAAGCGTTGCCTCTTCTAACTCAGTTCCTCAGCAATCCGGCTATCATGGAGCAGCTTGCTTTGGAAGGCAAGAAGGTCGATGTACTTGAACTAGTCAGAAGTTGGTTTGAAATGGCTGATCTCAAGAACATGCCTGACATGATTATCGATATGACGCCAGCAGATTTGCAACGTCAACAACAGCAATCACAAGCTGCCCTACAGCAGTCCAAAGGCGCTGTTCAGGGCCAGCTAGAACAACAGCGTTTTAACAACCAACAGGCTTTGCTTGATCAAGCCGACACAAATAGGGCTGCGAGAGACGCTCTGAGGGACGCTTGGAAGAAAGCTGTTGAGCCGCAAGAACTTACGGGCGAGCCTCAAACATCTGGCGTAGGGTGGGGCGGCAACTTGTAGAATAATCCAAATTTTTCTGAAAATAATGCTTGACAATTTTTCGAAGTCGTGGTAGCATTAAATTTGGATTCGAATTCAAAAGGATAGGGACGGTGCTGATCCGCCGTCCCAACTCCCTCATGATCAGATGAGGATACAATGACAATTAAGATAGTTACAGAGAAATTCTGTCCCGACTGCAAAACCACAAAATCAGAAGAATATTTTGGCAAAGCGAACCGTAGAGACGGTCTTCGATCATACTGCAAGGCTTGCGAGCAAGATAGGCATAAGGCGAAGGTTGCTTCTCTAAAAGAGCAAATCTATGACAAGCATGGACATGGGTGCTGTCGCTGTGGGTACGCAGACAAACGGGCGCTTCAGATTGACCATATTTTCGGCGGCGGAACCAAAGAACGTGCTGTGGTCAAAAGCACCGTAACCTACCTCAAAAAGGTGTTAGCAGACAAGACGGGGCTGTATCAAATTCTTTGCGCTAACTGCAATTGGATTAAGCGAGCAGAGAAAGGCGAAGAATCTTTCGGAAGCACCTTGTCCGAAGAAGGCCGACAGCGAATATCGAAAGCCTCTCGGGAGAGAGTAGTTTCTGAAGAGACCCGAAAGAAGCAAAGTGCGGCTAAGATAGGTAAGCCCCTTTCCGAAAAACACAGACAGAAGTTGGTCGTGTCGATTGCGGAGAGTTGGACTAGTCCCGAAATAAGAGCCTCCAGAATCGAGGGGGCGAAGGGTAAAACTTGGACCGAAGAGCAAAAGATAAATCAAAGCGAAGTCGCTCGTAAAAGAGAGGCCGCCAAGAAAGAATCCGGATATGTCTATCCGAAACTAACAGAAGAGCAGAAAGATAAACTTCGGGGGCGAGAATTTACTCCCGAGCATTGCGAGAAGATAAGCATAGCAGCTAAAGTCAGAGCCGCCGAAGGAAAGATTCCGCATCGAGTTTGGACCGAAGAGCAAAAGGCCGCTGTAACTGGACGCAAAAGAACCCCAGAACAGATCGAGAATTTGCGACAGGGTGCTCTCAAAAGGGAAGCCGTCAAACGTGAGAAACGTTTATCCGCTGGGGTTGACAATCCAACCCCCTAACATTGACAAACCGTCCATTTTGTGGACAAACCTTCCGTCGTGCTGGATTAACACTGAGGAGACCGAATGAAGAAGTTAGTCGTAAAAGTTCTCAATAAGCTGCGCAAAATATTTTCCTTTTCACTTAGAAAAGTAGAAGAGAAGAAGGAAGTCTTAGAGAAAGAAGTCTTTCTTGATGACTACTGCGATTCGCAAATTGCCGCCCTTCTCGACGCTTGCGTAAAATACAAGAAGGCCAAGAGAGACCCAGATGCTTTCGTAGAACAGTACTTCGCGGCATTCATGGCACCGCATCCTGGATTACATGATAGTTGGCGAAAAGATTTATCACGCTGCAAGACTTGCGAAGAGCCGCCGAAATATCCGAAGCCTCTCTGCTTAGACATTCCATTCTACATCGAATCAGAGCCGCAGGAAGGGTTTGATGATGAACAAGCAACCCAACTTTAACATAGCCGCTAGGGTTGACAATCCAACCCCCTAACATTGACAAACCGTCCATTTTGTGGACAAACCTTCCGTCGTGCTGGATTAGCACTGAGGAGACTGATGCAAAAGATTTTTCAGATTCCAGTAGTCCGGCCTAGCTCTTGGCTACCACCCTTTGTTGAGGAAAACGAGGAGCCTTCAGATGTTCCTCTTGAGTTTGGGCTTTCCAGAGATTGGGACGCCGAGACCTATTACTACCGTTGCAAAGGATGCCACTCAGCGGGCGGCGAGATAGACGATCTGTTTCGCACTTCCTCCGCAGAAGAATCAGAATGGCCTTACGGCGACGAAGGAGTTCCGGTTCGTTTGGTTCACGAAATGTACACCCACGGTCGGCAGCACGAAATACTTTGGAGATGGTCAATCAATAGAATCCCAACCCCGAGGTACGACCGATGAATAAACAGCCAAACTTTAACATAGCCGCCGACACCGCCGCCGTCGCGGGAACCGACTACGATAATATGAGTGATTCGGACCTGCGCGCCTTAATCAACGGTGCCCACAAGCTGAAAACAGGCCGGACCGGAAACGTCCAAGCGC